AAGAAAGTATAAGTTTACCATCTTGGAAGAACTCTTCAATTTCTTCTTGGGTACATGGATATCTACCCTCCATCTTTTCTTTTTCTTTAGTGAAGTGTTCTACGAGTTGTTTGTATAAAAGGTTTTCAAGATTTATTTGTAGTGCTTGTTTTTTAGATACATTATACATTACATCCAAAAAGTGTTGGATTGTTTCGTGCATTGCACTACCAAAAATTGTGTGAATGTTTGCTGAGGATGTTCCTAATTTATCTATGTAGTTTAACTTGTATTGTTCTTGACAAGTTGAATACATTCCATATTGTGAGTAACTTACTTTAGCCATTTAGGTTTTATTTGTTATACAAATATACGAAAAAAATATGAGAAATCCAAATATTTAAACCTTTAATTTTAGTTTAGTTATCTGTTTTTTATCAATCCCATATCTTTCACAAATATATTTTACATTTTCTCTACCTTCTCGTGTAGAATATAATATTTCAAGATATTCTTCTGCATGTTTAGAAGAACATAAAAAATCTTGTTTAATCAAATCTACCAACCAACTTTCGTATTTATTATCTTTTTTACCTTTTGTATATTTTAGATAATACCTACCCTTTGGAATTAATCCAATTAATGCAAGATATAGTTGTTTAGGTTCTAAAGTTTGGGTATAAGGTTGTATCTCTGAAAGAACTTCTATCCAATCAGGATTCATAGATAAGAAACGATGAACCATATAATTGCTCCATGTACGTTTATCCGATTCATCTAATGTTTCCCAATACTTTGGATTTTGTTCTTGTGTTATTGCTTTGATATGGTCGAATAATGATTTTGCCATTACGTTTGTGTTTGAAATTCCTTTGGTAATAATTCTTCACAAATTTCACCACAATCACCACACAAATAAACTTGTACAGGGATTAAAAGGTCTTGTGGAGTTCCTGCTGCAATCTTTGGAACTTTAAGAAACTTATTAGCATCGATAAAAATAGAACCACTACATTCTTTACAAGTGATTTCTTTTGCCTTCGATAAATCTATCTTTGGTTGTTGAGGTGGTTGGTTGCCACCCATTCCTACTATTTTTGCCATCTTTTATTATTTTCTTCTTCGTTTAATTTACCTTGTTTTTTTATTGCTTCCCACTCATCATCACTAATTTTTCTTCCATCAATAGCAGCGGATAAACCTACAACCTGTTTTAACTCGTGTGAGTTCATAGGTCTTGTTTTTGATTTTAAATATTCAGCCTTCGTATCTAACCATTCGAATAATTCTTCTTCTGTTAGTTTATCAAGTACCTCACTTGATGGGTCTGGTCTTGTTGGGTCGTACTTCATATCTTATATTTTAACTTTGGTACAAATATACAAAAAATATTTTAATTATCAAAGCAAAACATCTAAAACTTGTTGTACTATCTCACCATTATTTCCAAATTTAGCAATTACTTCTGTTCCATTTTCAAAAGCAACTACCATTGGTATATTTGTTAAATCAACTACTTTTGCTGAATTTTGTAAATTATCTGGGTTTACAAATACAAATGGAATTGATTTATATAGTTTGGATACTCGCTCAAATTCTGGTTTAAGAATATCACAATTGCCACACCAATCAGTACCAAACATTACCATTAACTTGGGTTCTGACCTTATAATATCAGTTAATATATCTACTTCTAATTTAATCATATTTTATTTTTAAATACTTTATGTATATCTATATCTTGCTTTAATTGCTCACAAGAATCCCAATCATTTTTATGTTTCAAATAAAAATCAATAAAATCTTGAGTTATATATGGGTCATTGTCTATTATACTACGAGCTAAATCTCTATTGTATTCTACAACATCTTTAATTGATTCATAAATTTCTTGATAATTTTTATCTTTTAACTTACTTAGTTCTTTTGCAAAATCATCTGTGATTTTTTCATATTCTTCATAATTAGATTCGTAATTTCCACAAAAACTATAATCTACTATATTATCATAAAATTTAAATCCGAGATTAGTCATGTGTTCTTTGTACCAATAATTTCCTACAACAAAATTTGGTTGTCCTAATAATATTGGTTTCCATGTCTTTTCAGTAATAAAATAATTATATTGTCCTGCATTTGATACTGATTCGGTGGTTATGTTAAATAAACAATTAGAATTTAAAAGATAATCAGTTAATAATTGATAATCTCGGATGTACATAGTTCCATCATTCTTATAGATACCGTTATTTGCTCCTGTTTCATAATGTCCTACAATATCAACTACTCTTCGTTCTTCTTTCCAATATTTAAAAGAATTAATTGGTTCGATACCAATCCATTCTTCTTGTAACATATTCCAAGATACATCACCATAAGGAAATAAATTATGTTTATATAAAGAATCTACTAATAAAACTCTCTCATGTCTTGGATGTCTATTTAAACAATTAAATAACTTATTAAATGATGGAACAATCCTAACATCATCACTTTTATATTCAGTAACAATAGAATGATTTATAAAATGAAGAAGAGCAGTTTTCCATCTAAAAGTTTTAATTCTTTTACCTGGTGGTGGTTCTTTATCAAAGTCTCCCCCAACTGCAAATATATTTATATTTTTTTTATCGAGAAATTGTTGGAACTCTACATAATATTTATGCCACTTATCATCGTAATTCCATACAAATGGAACTTGAAGTTGTTCTACTCCATCCCAATAAAAAACATCTCGGTTAGATATACCCAAACGAATTATGTACTGTTGTAATAGGTGAAATGGATTTTCCCATTCATAACTATTATATACATCATCACGAGAAATGAATACCATATAAATCTTATTTTTTTATAAAATACCAACTATCTGAATAATACAACTCATAAATGTTATCTCTTTATCTACCACTAAAGCATCTTTGTGTTGTGATTCTGATAAAATCAAAATGATGTTTGATGTATTATTACCACCATATTCATCAACTTTTTCATAAAGAAATGAATATAGTTCTGTAAAATCTTGGATTCGTGCATCAGCAATAGCTTGTCTGATGTTTTTCCATTTGTTAGGTTTTGCATCATTAGATTTAAGAATCTCCACCACCTTTGATTTGATATCTGAATCAATTACAGAGGTTGTATCGAGTTTTAATTTCCCTTTGGAGGAATTCAACTGACAGGTATTGATAATCTTTCTAATATCAGGATATGAACTGTCAATGATGGGTACAAGGTCTTTTGGTTCGAAACTCACACCTTCTTTACCCAAAATTTGTGAGATTTGTACAGCTACCTCTTTTTTAGATGGTGGTACGATTTGAAAAGTTTGACATCTACTTTGGATTGGGTCAATTACTTTCTCTACATAATTACAAGTTAAGATAAATCTACAATGTTTTGAGAAAGTTTCCATCAAGTTACGAAGGATTGCTTGTGCATTTGGTGTCATGTAATCAAACTCATCAAGTATGATTACTTTCATATCCTTAAATCCAATCGTAGAAGCAAAACCTTTTACTTTGTTTCTAACTGTATCTACATTGTTCTCATCTGATGCATTTATAATGATGTGGTCACAATTGATTGAGTTAACAATTAACTTTGCTAAGGTCGTTTTACCTGTACCTGCCTTACCAAAAAATAAAAGGTGAGGTACATCTCCACTTTGAAGATAGTCTGCAACCTTTTGTTTAAGGTGTTCGTTACCTACATATTCAGATAAACGTTTGGGCCTATATTTCTCTACCCATAAACTATTGTTTACCTTTTCTGATGTGTTATCTTCGAAGAATGCCATATATTAAAACGATGAGTTTTTGACCTCTACACAGAAGTCTTTTAGTTTTTCTAATTTAGTAATGATAGATTCTTTTCTATTTCTGTCAATATCACCACTATTTAATTCTCCAATAATATCTTGGAGTGAACGAGCTGTGATTAACAACCCATCCTCTTTTGAATTAAGAAAGTTATCAGATACTCTGAACTTTCTTGCAATTTCTGTTAGATTCATAATAAGTTTATTTTTAAGTTTATACAAATATACGAAATTTATTTCATATATCCTAATGTTATATTATATTTTTTTTATGGATTAAATGGTTAAAGTTGTGATTTACATATTTTTTGTTATGAATCTTGTCCAATTCAAATAAAAATTGTCTATGTAGTGGGTGTTCTTTGTTAAACACTTGTATAGATTCCACTTCTTTTTCAGTATAAGCACCATCTTCCCAATGTACATGCTGTCTAAAATCTAATCTAAAAAATTTATTTTGTTTTAAAATATTACTATCTTTAAATATATCAATAACAATATTATAGAAGGTACGCATTTCAACAAAATTCTTTTCACTAACAACAAAAGATAAGTAAACTTCATCTAAAGTATCAATTGAACTTAAAAATTTTAAATTTGATAATAAAGTTTCCCAATTACCGTTTAATCGGGTTATATTTTCATAAGTATTTTTAGTTCCAGCATCAACACTAACTTCTATTGATTTTATAAAATCTTTACTTGAAAACGATTCCCACATTTTTTTGGTCAACATTTGACCATTAGTAATTAATTTAATACTTTTTAATTTTGGATATTTTTCTGGTTTAAAATTTTGTAAATATTCTCGATATATGTTTGAGTATAACGGGTCTCCACTTCCTGTAATTAAAATTGTTCTTGCGTTTGCTGAAAAAGATTCTTCAATTTTTTTTAAAATTTTGATTTTATTTTTATATTCTATTGTTTCCTGTTTATCATTTGGAACAAATTTTAATCTGCAAGATGGGCATTTTAAATTACAACTTCTATCAAATCCAAATAACAAATCTCGTGGTAATACTTTTATATTAGATACATCATCAATATTTGTTATGTTATAAAGAGTATCAAATCTGCTTTTTCTAATGAAATTTTGTGGAACTTCGTTTGTATTTAATAAAGTATTTAAACTTGGACATACCTTTTTATCACAATATTTGTATGTACCATCAACTACACTTTTTCTAATATCATAAGCAATATCAGAATCCCATCCTATCTCTGATTCTTCTTTACTAATATTAGTTGGACACCAAGATGGACAACAAATATATGAACCATTTTTCCCCTGA